TTCGGCCCGTCCGAGCCGAGCACGCACCGGCCGTCCGCGAACGCCGGCGACGATCCGAAGAAGAACCCGCCCGCCGTGCCGCCGTTCACGAACGCGCCGGGGTTGCCGGCGAGCACGTACGAGATCGTGCTCGCGCCGACCGCCGTGATCGTCACCAGGCCGTTGTACCCGCCGGGGTTGATCCCGGTCACGTAGATCACCTGGCCGACCAGCATCGCGTGCGGGTTGTGCGTGGTGAGCGTGGCCACGCCGCCCGCCCAGCTCGCGAGGTCGATCGTCTGCTGGTTGTCGGCCGGGTACTTGACCGCGATCGGGACGCCGCCGGCGCCGGAGTCGCCCTTGAACGCGACCCACCGGCCATCGCCGCCGGAGTAGACGCCGAACACGGCGCGGCCCTTGGTCCCGCCGCCGGCGCCCTGCATATCGACCACGGCGTAGCCGGCCTGGAGGGCGGCGCCGTTCGTCGCGCTCTTGATGTTCCGGGTCTTGGAGTCGTAGAAGTCGTGCGCCTCGAAGTTGAAGTTGTGCGTCCCCATGTACGTCCAACCGTCCTGCGTGTTGAACGCCACCGTGCACAGCACGGTGCCCGACTGGCGGTCGGTCCAGACGATCGTGCCGATCGGGAGCGTCCGACCGTCCGCGGTCAGGATGGCCGAGGCCGCCACCGCGTACTCGTAGTTATCGTCCGACCCGACCACGACCCATGCGTTCCCCGCCGGGTCGACCACCATGGCCGGCGAGGTGTGGATCGTGTTCCGGGTGACCAGGGTCAACGTCGCCACGCCGCCGGCGCTCACGCGGTACAGGTTCGAGCCGGCGCAGACCCAGCGGTTGCCACCGAACGACGCGATGGCTCCCTGGATCACGCCCTGCCCGAGATTGACCGGGAAGCTGGCCGCGTTGGTGCCGTCTGCGACGTTGAGCGCGTAGAGCTTGCCGTCGTCCGAGCCGAACACCACGGTCGTACCGATCACCACGGCCGACGACCACACCGGACCGCCGCAGGCGACCGGGTTGCCGGCGACCACCGGACCCTTCCAGATCAGGGCGCCGGTCGCCGCGTTGAGCGCGTAGAAGAACCCATCCGAAGCGCCGATGTAGACGACGCCGCCGGAGACGCACGGGGTGCCGCGCACGGCGAAGGTGCCGCCGGGGATGGTGAACGGGGCGCCCCACGCCGCGGCGCCGGTGGTGAGGTTCAGCGCGTAGACCTTGCCGTCGTCCGAGCCGATGTAGACGATGCCGGCGACGATCGCCGCCCCGGAGCGCACGTTGCCACCCGTGACGAAATGCCACTTGCGGACCATGTTCGTGTACGCCTGGGCGCCGTCCAGGGTGAGGTTCGTCTCGGTCGCCTGCACGCCGCTCGACAGGTCCCCGCCGAACGCCCGCGGCCAGTCGGCGGCGCCGGCGATGGGCCACACGGCGCGCCCGCGCACGTACCCGATCGGTGAGATGTCGAGGTCGCGGAGGTTCACCGGACGTCCGCCGCGGCCGCGACCGCCTGGCGCCACTTGCCGGCGGCCGACGAGTAGATCAGGGTCCAGATGTTCTTTTTCGTGTCCGCGGGCAGGCTCGGGCCCGTGGGCGCCGTACCGCCGATCCACTCGATGTTGCCGGGCCACGTCATCGTGATCGCGCCGCCCGAGGTGTTCTTGACGAGCAGCGTGAGCACCATCCCGTCCATCGGGTACAGGAACGTCGAGATCACCCACGCGGCCGCGCCGGCCTGGATCAGCCACTCGTTCCCGAGCTGGCAGTTGATCACGCTCGGCGTGGTCGTCAGCGTGACCATGCGCCCCGTACCTCGAGGTGGCATCGGGAAGCCGGGCGTGTCGAACGTCACCGCGTCCGAGGAGATCTGCACCGAGCCGTCCAGCGGGCAGCTCACCGAGCCGCCGGCGTTCGGCGTGTCCGCCCCGAAGATCCCGCCGATGTCCACCCCACCGAACACCTGATTCGGGTTGGCCTGGAAGATCTCCACGCCGACCGTGCCGGCGCCGTCGAACGTCCCGCGCACCCGGACGCCCTGCGAGGTGCCGAAGGAGTCGAGCCGCATGTTCGACGTCGGGCCGTTGCGGAGGTTGACGTCCAGCTCCGCGTTGACCAGATCCTTCCCGTAGAACGGATACCGGGTGGCGCCGGCGCCGTCGATCACGAGGCCCTTCGTGGAGATCCCCTTGACCGATTCCATGTAGACGCCGTGATCGTCCGAGCGCGTGACCGCCGTGTCCGTCAGCTCGACGTCGGTGCACCGGCCGACGATCGTGCCGCCCTCGTCGGACTGGAGGAACCCGAACGCCGGGGCGGCGGTGGCGGCGTTGCCGCACAGATCCGCCCGGCAGCCGCGGAGCTTCGGACGGTCGCTCGCCGTGAACATCGCCGCCGAGCCGAGGATCGACAGCCACTCCACGTTTTTGAACGTCCAGTCGCGGCCTTGCCAGAGGAAGAAGGCATCGCCTTTGAACGCGCGGCCGGGCGTGACGATCGTCAGGTTCTCGACCGTGAACGGGCCGGCGCGGTCGACGTTGTCGACGTTGTGCCGGCCCAGGAGGTTGAACAGGGGATTCCCGCCCAGGTCGTCACCGATCACGAGGAACGTGACGCCGGGGCCGTCCCCGAAGATGTGGCCGCCCTGGAGCAGCGTGCCGGGCGGGTTGGCGTTCGCCCGTTGGAAGTCCGCGATGAGGTTGCGGGCCACGTGGTAGCCGCGAGCGAAGTAGTACCCGCCCATGCCCTGGATCAGCGTGAACGCCGCCCCGCCGGCGGTGAGCGCGGTGGTGTCGTTGCCGATCACCACGGCCGCGTTCGTGACCGAGCTGTTGGCCGCGCTCGCGAGTGTCACCTGGTTCGGCGACTGGAACGAGAGGACCGTCGTCTTTTTGTGCCCGGCGGTACCGGCGTTCGCCACGCAAATCGGCATCCCGACGTGCTGCGGGAGGAACGGCCCCGAGGCCGAGACCAGGATCGCGGAGCCGGCGTTGATCGCACCGTCGACCACGTAGACCCCGTCGCCTCGCGAGCCGAACACCCGGGCGTCGACGGTGGCCGAGGGGATCGACGTCAGGATGACCCGCTTGTCGACGATCGCGTTCGCGGCGATCACGGACACGTTGGCGCCGACCAGCACGGCCGCGAGCACCACGGTTCCGGCCGGGATGAGTGGGAAGGCGGGATGCGCCGCGGCCTGACCGGCGATCACGGAGAGCACGCCGGCGGCGCTCGCGACCACCAGGTCGAAGCGCGGCGAGGTCGGGTCCGCGGCGGCGATGGCCAGGCCGGAGACCGCCGTGACCGGCAGCGGCACGCCGGCCGAGCAGATCACGCCGGCGGCGACGTCAACCGAGCGGGCGGCGGGATGGTTCGTGACGGCGCAGCCCGAGACCACGCCGGTCGTCGCGTCGGCAGCCGCCAGGATGGCGAAGTCGCCGGCGTCGGGCTCCGCTTGCAGGGCGCCGGCGCCGGTGGAGATGGCATCGGCTTCGTTCGGCAGGGTGAACGGCACCTCGCCACCGTACGGGCGAGGTCACGTCCGGACAGCCGAGGAGCCGGCCACTTCGGACCGGCTCCTCACGAGCTCCAGACGTGCTCGGTCTACGTGAGCACGCAGTACGGGATGCCGGCGACGGCCGCGGGCGCCGAGATCGTGGCCGGCGCGGTGCCGACCAGGGCGGCGCCGTTCGTGCCCGACAGGCGCCGAGATCCGGTCAGGCCGATGTTCGCCGGCGTCAGGGACGCTCGGACGGGCGCACCCTGCAACGAGATCGGCGTCGTCGCCTTCATCGCGATACCCGGGTAATACAGGCCGGGGATCACGATGAGCTGCGGGGTCGCGAGCGCGAGCTTCTTCTCCGTGTCCGCCGCCCAGGCCGCGGTGAGCTGGTCCGCGGTCTGCGCGAGGAGGTTGCCGTTGATGTCGTACAGCGCGAAGAACCAGTTCGTCGGCGTGCCGGCCGGCGTCGCGCCGGAGACGAAGGAGATGTTCGTCACGACCTCGCCGGCCTGGAGCGGCACGCCCACGTGCTCCATGACCTGCGTCGTCAGGACCGCGAGGTCGGCGGTCGCCGCCCACCTCGGGACCGACTCCGCGAACAGCGCGTTCGCGGGGTTGCCTTGCCGGAAGAAGTCGCCGGCGAGCTGGTCACCGTACGTTCGCATCGTTGCCTCCTCGTCGATCCGGCCGGGGCTTGACGGCCCGTTCCGCCGGCGCTCGGGCCGTGGTCTCGCGAGGGCTGGGCGAGCGCCGTGCCCGTTTCCGGCGATCCACCTCGAGCTGGCGCTCGCGTTCGTTCATCGCCGCTTGCGCGGCCGCGGGTTCCGTGCCGGCCGCGGCGTGTCCGATTCCGGCTCGGCGCCCGTGTCGACGGGCGGGCGGTTGCCGGCCGTGAGCTGCGCGTTGATTTGCTCGGCATCGCCGGGCGTGACGCGCTTCGTCTCGGTCACCCGGGCGATCTCCGCGTCGATCGCGTCGAGCTGGGCCTGCGCCGCCTTGACGTCCTTGTCCTCCAGGGCGCCGTCGAGCCGGTTCTGCGCCCCTTCCCGCTCGGATGCCAGGCCGGCGAGGTACGCCTCGGCCCGCTCCTCCTCGTTGACCCCTACGTCCTCGGACATCGTGCCTCCCCTTCGGTCGGCCGCTCCCTGGCCGGGTCCGGGAGGGGATAACCCGGAACCGGCCAGCGGCGGCGGTGTGCCTCGCCCGACTTAGAACGTCGGGGTGATGAGGCCGGTACCGTCGATCGACCCCTGCGCGGCGGGGTACCGACCGGCGGTGAACGCCGAGTACCCGTAGAGCACGAATCGGACTTGCAGGTTGTTCGCGAGCACCTGCTCGGTGGTGATGAACAGGGGCGCGTTCGGGTCCTCCCACAGGTGCAGCTCGCCGGCGGTCACGCCCAGGATGTCGTCCTGGTTCGTGCCGGCGCCGAGGTTCGTGGGGATGTTCGCGTCGAGCACCACGGGGATCGGTCCCAGCCGGCCGGCGAAGCCCGACTCGTACGATCCGGTGCCCTCGACGTTCCCGGCCGCGGCCGGGCCGTTGGTGGCGCCGTCGAACACCTGGAGGAACGGGAACGACGTGCCGACCGAGGCCACGTGCCACCAGAACCGCCGAGGGTGCATGACGAAGTGCGAGACGCCCAGGAACACGCCCGACTGGACCTGCTGCACGAGGTTCCACAGCGAGGGCCATTCGAGGGCCACGGTCGGGGCGCCGTTCGTGAACGTCACGGCGATGATCCCGGACACGTTGCGGATCCCGAGGTGCTGACCGGCCGCGCCGGACCCGGAGATCACCTGGTTGTCGACCTGCGTGTTGTACGCCCGCATGAGGTCCGCGATGATCAGATCATCCGTCCCCGTGCTCCGGTCGATCGCCTGACGGGACACGTCCTGCATCCCGGCGATCGTCCGGACCGGCACCGTGAGCAGCGTGTCGGAGATGTCCTGCGAGGCCACCGCGCCGCCTTCCGACGCCTGGATCGACGCGATCGACCCGGTGGTGATCCGCGAGATGTCGAGCACCATCCCCTGCTCGGGCAGCTCGTGGCCGTTGCAGATGTTCGCGAGCGGCCGGCCGGCACGGCGCAGCGGCGCCACCATGTCGATGAGGAACTGCGGGACCGTCAGGCCGACGTACGACCCGGTCGTGCCGGCTCGCTCCTCGGGCAGACCGTCCGCGTACTCGCGGGAGTGCTTCGCGAGCCGCTCCGCCGAGTAGGGGTCCTTGTCCTTGCGGACCAGGTCCCGGAGGAAGTTGGCGCCGCTCCGGGCGCTCTCCTTCGTGTAGGTCCGCGCCTCGCCGCCGACCCGGTTGGCCGCCAGCTCGCGGTCGCGCTGCGAGACGGCGGCGCCGGCGGTGCTCTCCGACTTGAACGCCTCCCGCAGATCCGAGATCCGCGTGTCGAGCGACGTCAGGTCGGCCACGATCCCGTCCCACGCCCGCTGCTCGTCCTCGGAGAACTTCGCCCGCTTGTCGTCCAGGAGCTTCTGCGTGAGCTGCTCCATATCGCCCAGCCGCACCTTGCGGGCCGCGCTGACCTGTTCGATCAGCGCCGTGGTGCCGTCCCCGCCGGCGATCGGCCAGACGGGAACGCCCTTGCGCGTGTACCCGATCGGTCCCATGACCGTCCCTTCTCCTTCGTGCTCGGGGCCGGGCTGGGTGGTGGCCGTCCGGCTCGAACGGGTGGTGCCCCTCGTCAGGGGTCCGGCGCGTTCGAGCCGGTGCTCCGGCGCAGCCGCTAGGCGGGCTCTCGCAGCGCGAACATCTGCGTGAGGCGCCTGGCCGTGTCAGCGTCGAGAGTGCCGCCCTCGTCACGCTCGGCCGATTCCGCCGGCATCGTTGAGCTGGCCGCGGGCGTGTCCTCCGCCTCGTCGACACCTGCGCCTCGATCGCCTGCACCTGGGCGAGCAGCGCGTCGAGGTCGGTGACCTCCTGCTCGTCCTCAGCGGCCTCGTCCTCGCCGCCGGCGTCCATCATGGCGCGGATGTCGGGTACGTCGGTGATCCGGTGCAGGACGTCGATGAGCAGCTCCCGGTCGGCGCGGCCGCCGCGCAGCTCGGCGCCGATCACGGACGGGTCGACCGACCGGAGCGCCTCCAGCACGTCGCGCATCCGCAGGCCGGAGGTCGTGGACTCCGACGCGGGGAACGCGACCGGCGAGACGTCCCACAGCCGGACCTCGCGGATCCACCGCTTCGTGTAGTCCTCGTTCCACTCCTGGCGCACGATCTCGAACATGAAGCTGGACTGGTCGACGTTGCCACGCTCGATCGTCAGGGCCAGGTCGCGGGCCGCGGAGACCCGGCCGTCCATCCGACCTTCGTAGGCGAGGCCGATACCGTCCTCCTGGAGATCCAGGGTCCCCGACTTCGTCCGCGCCAGCACGAGGCCGTCGTGGTTGTAGAACATCCGCACGTCAGGACCCTCCGCGAGGTTCTTCGAGAACGCCTGCGGGGCGACCTCCTCGGTGTACTTGCCGAGCCAGTCCCACACGTCGTACTCGACGCCGAACACCGAGGCATACCCGGCGACGACCGGCTCGGCGCTCAGGGCGTCCCGTGCTTCCATCCGGCTCGCGAACCGCCGGCGCTCGCGGCCGGTGTGGAGCGTCAATCTCGGATTCGTGTCCATCGGTGCCCTCCTCAGGCCGCTCGGTTGTTCCGAAGGATCTCCATGACGTACTCGCGTACCCGGTCGGCATCGCGGACCTCGGCGCGGGCCGTGGCTTCGTCGATCAGCTCGCGGATCTCCCCCGACGTCAGCGTGTCGGCGGCCGCCGCGCCCTTCGAGCCGGGTTCCGCCGGCGTGGCGGTGCCGGGCGGGAGCGGCGCGTAGATCTGGCCCTCGCCGTTCGGGACCGGCGGCATCTCCTCGAGCGTGCGGATGTCATCGGCGCACAGCCAGCCGGCTTGCCGCGCCTTGAGGTACGCCTCGTACCGATCCAGCGTGCGCCCGCGGAGCAGGGAGGCGACGTTGAACTTCGCATACTGGCCGTTCGGGATGCAGCGGGTGAGGGCCGATTCGAGCCGGGCGATCCAGATCCCCATCGTGTACGTGACGTACTGGAGGCCCAGCTCCTCGATGCCGCTCCCCCACGCGCTCGGGTGCGTCGCGTCGCCGATCATAAAGGGCGGCACCCGGTACCAGCCGGCGATCTCCGTGCGCGAGAACGCACGGGACGCGAGGAACTGCGACTCCTCCGGCGTCACCGAGATCGGCTTCCACTCCAGACCCATCCCCAGGACCGCCGGGCCTCGGCTCCGGTCGCCGTGGTGCTCCACCCAATCGTCGCGGTACGAATCGGCCGACGCCTTGTCGAGCTTCTGCTCGCTCTTGAGCACCCCGGAGGGCGCCGTGCCGTCACCGAACCACCGGGCGCCGAACTCCAGCATGGCCAGACCCAGGCCGATCGTCTGCCGGGCGAACTGGAGCGGCGAGAGACCTTCGAGCGCACGCGACCCGGGCGGCGTCATCGCCTTGATGTGCAGGATGTCATCGGCCGGCACGGGCACCTTCTCGCCCTCGATCACGTACTCGATCATCCCGGTGTCCTTCGAGCGGCGCGGGTAGACGCCCTGCGGGGTCAGGGGCCGGAGCTGCAACGGGTACCCGAACCCATCGCGCTCCTCGATGCGGTTGTAGGCGTTGCCTCGCGTGAGCATCGAATGCATGTTCCGGCCGAGCCACTCGACCACATCCATCTCGGAGTGCGGCTGTTGGAGCAGCCGCGGCTGGGAGCGGAGCTTGACCCGGACGTCGCCGTCCATCGAGAACCCCGCCACCGGCAGCATCGCCTGCGTGTCCGAGAGCAACGACACGCACGACCACACCGATTGCAGGTTGAGCATCGTCCAGTCGTTGACCGGGACGCCGGCCCAGGTCGCGATGCCTCGGCGCGGCGGGAAGGGCTGGTTCGGGTCCAGGCCATCCCAGCCCCAATACTGCGGATCCCAGGCGCGGGCCTGGATCGCGCGACGGAGGAACGTCACAGCGGCGGCACCCCCGGAGGTTGCCGGCGGATCCTGCCCGCCGCCCGCATGAGCCGCGACCCCTCGATGCCCTGGGAGATCACGAGGCACGCGACCCCCGCGATCGCCATGCCGAGTGCCGGAGCGACGGTCCAGCCGGCGCCGGCGAGCAGCGCGTACCCGGCCAGCTCGATCGCGGTGGGCGCCGCCCTGGCCGTTCCGCGGGCGCCGGCACGCGCTGCCCTCCGCAGCCGCCGGCCGGCCGCGGAGAGGATCGACATCGCTCGATGCATCGCTCGGATGATGGCCGCGGGGTCACGGTACGCCCGGTGTTGCGTCACAGGCACCGATCCGGGGCCGTACGCGGAAGTCTCACTGTACGCCTCCCTACGCCCACGAATCGCTCCGCGGAGGCCGCGCATAAGTGCAGGTCAACGCCAGCTTTTCCCGTACGCACTTACGACGGTCTGGTTATGTCAGTGGGCCGTTTGTGCTGGTCACAGCCTCGGACGAAAACCGGCTACGGACCTGCACGTGGCGCCTTTCGGTCGTCAGTCAGGGTGACTTTCTCGGGTTCGGGCGCGGGAATGGTCAGCCGGGGTGACTAGAACAGTTGCGGCTCCATCTCCTCCTCCTGGCGCTCCAGCTCGTACGACGCCATCGTGCCGGCGATCAGCGCGTCGATGGGGCCGGAGCTGGTCCGCTTCGAGAATCGCCAGCCGCGCTCGGTGATCCGCTTCGCCGCCGCCTGCACCTGGTCGCGGAGGTAGGGGTCGCCCCCGTGCCGGAGCCGGCGCTCGACGAGCAGCTCGTAGAGGGTCAGGCACGCCGGCACCATGCGGAGATCGTTCTGCGGGAACTCCTCGACCGGCAGACCTTCCTCCTGGAGCAACAGCATGGACCGGGTCATGTTGTAGGCGTCGACCAGGATGCGGCCGACCGTGTAGGTCCGGCAGAGCTGCCGGAGCACGTCCTCCATCGCATCGAAGTCGAGGTATCCGGTCTCCGGGTCCGCCCGCATGATCGTCGAGCGCCAGTGGTGCACCCCGCCGGCGTCCTTGTGCGCGACGACGATCCCCGTCGTGTCCCGCTTGGGCGCCGAGTCGACGCCGATCACCACGGGCGCCTCCAGCGGGATCCTGGGCCGGGCGCGGCAGCTCTCCCACAGCTCGACCGGGATGGCGGTCTCGGTGCCGGATGTCCACTCGTTCCGGTGCCAGCGACGGAACTCCGATTCGAGGCCGGTGCGCCGCGCCCGCACGAGCTCCTTGCGGAGATAGGCCGCGGTGACCCACTTCGACGGGTTGGCCGCACGGGTCGCCCGCATATCGTCGAGCGGCCGGCCGGGAGGCGCCTGGAACCACTTGAAGTAGAAGGTCCGAGACCGCTTCTTACGGCCGGCGACGTAGAGCTTGTACGCGATCGACTCTCGGTCGAACCCGGCCGTCGTGATGATGATGACCAGGGGTTGGATCCTCGCCGCGCCGCCGGCGGAGAACGCCTCGTACAGATCCGGGGAACGGTGGACCCATATCTCGTCGATGATCGTGGTCGACGGGTTGGGGCCGTGGGCGAGCTTCGCGTCCGCCGCCATGACCCGCCAGATCGCCTCCTGCTCGGGGAACTCGATGACGTCGTTCCAGATCTTCCCCTGCGTGAGAGCCGAGAGCATGGGCGACCGCTCGACCATGGCCTTCGCGAGCGAGAACAGCACCTTCGCCTGATCCTTCGAGCCGGCGACGTTGTAGACCTCCGCACCGATCTCCGGGGTCCAGAGCCAGGCCCCGCCCTCCCGGCGCCAGTACCCGTCGGCGAACAGCCCGTACGCACCGAGGCCCGCGGCCAGGTGCGTCTTGCCGTTCTTCTTCGCGATCCCGAGCATCGCCTCCGTGACCTGCCGGATCAGGTAGTCGCCCTGGAGCACGAGTGGGTCGTAGACCGGCTCCACGAGATCCGGCATCTCCCAGCCTTCGAGCCGGAACGGCCGGCCGGCGAACTGCCCCTTCCCGTGGATCAGGTGCCGCTCGAAGAACCGCCCGATGCGCTGGGATGGCCAGCTCGGGATCCCGGCCGGCAGCTCGGCCAGCGCAGCCGGCATCGGTCAGTCGCCGCGACGGCCGGCGTCCGGGTCGTTGAGGTCAACCGGGCTCGCGTAGTAAGCATCCCGCCACTTCGCTGCGGCGACCGACTCGCCGGTGGCCCGGTCGTCCGCCAGCCACCGCCGCACGTACGCGATCGCGGCGTCGATCTCGTACCGCTCCGTCGCGTCGAAGATGCCGTACCGGTACCGGGCGAGCGTGAGGTAGGCGTCGACGGTATGCAGCGCCTCCGGCAGCGTGCCAGGCCGGCGAGCCGGGACGCCGAACCGCAGGGCCGGGTCGACGCCGTGCCGGTTCAGCACCTCCAGCACGATCCCCTCCTGCGCCCACCCGCCCTGCAAACCCGGGAGCGCTGGGAGTGGCCGGGGATGGCGCCGGCGCCACCACCGCCGGATCACTGGTCGAGATCCTGCGCGAGCGCCTGCGCCAGCGTTTGGCCGGCGAGCCGCATGAGGCCGAGCCGCATCCTCGACGCGAGCGTCAGGCCGTACTGCTCGGCCAGGCGCAGGAACATCGCGGTCGCGTCGCGCTCCCCTTTGAGGGCCGGCGCGAGGGAGATGTCGCCGCTCTCCTTCTTCGACAGCACGCCGTACAGATCCACGTACTCGCCGGTGGAGACGACCCGGTGGTACTGGCGCACCATCATTTCGATACCGAAGGAATCAGCCTCGCGGAGTGTGGCCAGGGGCGTGAGCGCGTCGACGAACCGGTCCCAGGTCGGGCGCATGACCTCCGGCAGCGTCTCCGGCGGGGCGAGCCGGGGCGGGAGCGTCTGCGCCGGCTCGGGCACGAGCTGGATCACGGGGTCGCCGGCGAGCCGGCGGTGACCGGTCTTGCGCCGTTCGCGTGTGGGGTCAACCGGCCGGCCTTTCACGAGGGCCGTTCTCCACCCGACAGGTGCCGCGCAGACGGCCGCACACGGCCGGTCTGGACCTCGCTGCCATACAGGCCGTCCGGCCGCGTCTGCGCGTCACCTGGCAGCACCAGCCGCGGCCGGGCGATCACGAAGCCGGCGCCGGCGAGCCGAGTCAGGGCCTGGACGTCGGCGATCCCCGCCGGCGCTCGCACCGGGTCACGGCGGCCGTGCTTGCCGTCCGCCCGGCGCCGGCCGAGCTGCCGGGCATCGCGGCGGCGCTTCGCTCGTGCGGTCATTCCCCCACCACCTCCGTCAGCTCCGGGAACAGGCCGCGCACGGCGGCGCGGATCCGCTTCCCCAGCTCCCCCGCCCGGCCACCGAGCCGGATGGGTAGATCACGTTCGAGCGCGGTCAGCCGGTAGGCCAGCCAGTCCGCCTCGAGGAGTCCCTGCGCGAGCTGGTCCTCCGCCGGCGCCGGCGGGAGATCCCCCTCGGCCACGGCCACGAGTGCCTCGATCGTCCGCCGGCGAACGACCGCCGGATCGTGCGGGTAGCCGGCAGCCGGGAGAGGTGGCCAGGGCAGCGCCGTGCGCCTCCTGGCGAACCGGCGACGGCACCGCGCACCGCAAAACTTCGCCGGGCGCCCGCGTCCCTTAGCAGGTGGCAGGGTCGTGCCGCATTGAGCGCACACGGTCGGGCGGATTATGACCGGGCGACTCATGGCGCCTGACCTGCACGTTCGACCATTTCGTGACAACGAATCGCCAGTTTCGGGCACGTGTTTGGAC